AAAAGCATTGAAGGCCTGAGCATTGGCTTCAATGATCCAACAGACTGGATAAGCACAGGCAACTTTGCTTTGAACTATCTTATCTCAGGATACTTCAACCGTGGTATTCCACTGGGCAAAGTCACTGTGTTTGCCGGTGATTCAGGAGCAGGTAAAAGTTATATCTGTTCAGGTAACATTGTAAAAAATGCACAAGACCAAGGCATCTTTGTTGTGTTAATTGATAGTGAAAATGCTCTTGACGAAGACTGGCTCAAAGCACTAGGAGTGGACACTAGTGAAAGTAAACTGCTCAAATTGAGCATGAGCATGATCGACGATGTGGCCAAAACAATCAGTACATTCATGAGCGACTACAAAGCACTGGCCGAAGGCGAGCGTCCCAAGGTCATGTTTGTGATTGACTCGCTAGGTATGTTGTTGACACCCACAGACGTTAACCAGTTTGATGCAGGTGAAATGAAAGGTGACTTAGGACGTAAGCCCAAAGCACTCACAGCCCTGGTACGTAACTGTGTGAACATGTTTGGTAATTACAATGTAGGCCTGGTTTGTACCAATCACACATACGCAAGTCAAGACATGTTTGATCCAGATGACAAAATCTCCGGAGGTCAAGGCTTTATCTACGCCAGTTCAATTGTGGTTGCCATGAAGAAAATGAAACTCAAAGAAGACGAAGACGGCAACAAAGTGTCAGACGTGAATGGTATCCGTGCTGGTTGTAAAGTTATGAAAACACGTTATGCCAAGCCCTTTGAAGGTGTGCAGGTTAAAATTCCTTACACAACAGGCATGAGTCCTTATTCTGGTCTTGTGGACTTGATTGAAAAGAAAACAATGCTCAAGCGTGAAGGCAACAGTTTAGTGTTCACCACAAGCGAAGGCGAAGTTATCAAGAAGTTCCGAAAAGCATGGGAAAAGAACGATGATTCGTGCTTGGACAAGGTCATGGCAGACTTTGGAAATCAGAAAGCAGAGGTAAGTACTACCGATACTCAGGAGGACGCAGAATGAGCGAAGTAGTAGCTAATGAAATTTGGTCAGAACTCAAACGATACATTAATACTGTGGATCGTAACGAAGCAGCAGAAACAGTGATATCTATTTTGATTGATCATGATAGTGATGTTGATGATATCCGTGACGCATTTAAAGGTGACAGCGATATTAAAAAAGCATTGACCACGTATCTTGACAATGACAAAGACTACGCAGAAGAAGACGAAGAAGAAATTGAAGACGAAGAAGATTACAGCGAAGACGAAAACTGGGAAAACTAATGCCCGACAAGTTTTTCCCCATTAAAACTGACACCGCATGTCAGTTAAAATGGAATTGGAGCACCATACGTTTTTACAACGGGACCACCAGTTCTTGTCATCGAGTCGAAAGTGATACCATCACAGTTGACACATTTGATCAATTTCATAATACTCCCAAGAAAATTGCCGACCGAAAACTCATGCTCGATGGTGAGTGGCCTGCTGGCGGTTGTGAATATTGTAAAAAAATTGAAGATTCGGGTGGTTACTCAGATCGTTTGCTACATCTAACCATACCCAATCAAACGCCTCCTGAACTTGACGTTGATCTGGTGGCAACGGAAGTCACACCACAGATTGTTGAAATTTATTTTGACAACGTATGCAACATGAGTTGCCTATACTGTTGGGACGGATTTAGCAGTAAAATACAACAAGAAAATATTCGCCACGGACGCTTTGAAAAACAAGGTGTGGTAATTGATAATCGTGCTACCAAAGTCAATGACATTGATGCGTTAACTGACAAGTTCTGGCAATGGATGACACAACATGCACAAGAAATTCGTTGCCTTCACATACTGGGTGGTGAACCATTTTATCAAAAGCAATTTGAAACATGCTTGGACTTTTTCGAACAAAATCCTTGCCGCCAACTAGAACTCACGGTGGTCAGTAATCTAATGATCCTTGATGAAAAATTTCAAACATTGATACAACGTTTGAAACACCTTGTGAGTCGCAGACATCTGGCACGATTTGATTTGACTGCCAGCATTGATTGTTTTGGTCCTGAACAAGAGTATGTGAGATATGGACTAGACCTTGCTCAATGGAAACGTAATTTTGAATACGTGTGTGAACAAAAATGGATCACATTAAAAATCAATCAAACATTGTCAACCCTGACTATAAAAACTGTTCCTGACCTGTTGGAACATGTTAACCAGTTACGCAACAATCGCAAAATTGGACACTACTTTGGTACCACAGTTTTTACTCATGACTTTTTGCATCCAGAGATTTTTGGTGCAGGATTCTTTGACAAAGACTTTGAGAACATATTACAATGTATGCCACAGAATTCAGAAGTGCAGGTAACTGCACGGAATTACATGCAAGGAATACAAAACCAACTCAAGTCGCAGGCACGCAATCAAGAAAAAATAAATCAATTGGCAGTATTCCTTGACGAAATTGATCGAAGAAGAAACTTAAATTGGAAACAAACATTTCCATGGTTAGAGAAAGAAGTAAAATATGTGGTATAGCCGTGTAGTAGCAGATCTTGGTGCAATACCTAATTTCATTGCACACTATGAGAACGAATTGGAATCAGCCAAAAAGGATTGTAAAATCTACGGCGTAGTTGAGAAAAACATAACAGCCTTGCCAGGCATAACCGAACATCGATTCAATCAACTACAAGAAATCGAAGCAGTGCTAAACTACCTTAACATTCAACTGCGTAAAATACGTAGAAAGCACTTTCAAAAGTATTTAGAAGGATATGCCCGTGCTTTAACATCAAGAGATGCCGAAAAGTATGTAGACGGCGAAGATGAAGTTATTGATTACGAAACTATCATAAACGAAGTTGCATACTTACGCAATCGTTGGTTAGGCATTCTCAAAGGCCTGGATACCAAACAGTGGCAAATGGGTCATGTGGTACGTCTAAGAACTGCAGGCATGGAAGACATCCAGGTGTAAATACCTGCATGAAAACACAACGCACCTGGGGATATTATCATGTGTTGCACGAAGTAGGCACACATACCAAACTCAAAGAACTCACAGTCATGCCCAAAACTTGTTTGAGTATGCAACGTCATGAAAAACGTGCAGAGTTTTGGTTTGTCGCGGAAGGCAAAGCAACAGTATATACACTAGATAACACAAGCACCGATCAAGAAATCAAATGCTCGATGAGTGTGCATGAACATTGTTGGATCACAGTTAACGAATGGCATCAGTTGTGTAATGAAACAGATCAGCCATTGAAGTTAATTGAAATTCAGTACGGTGAAGATTGTGTTGAAGAAGACATCGAGAGAAAATGAAACCAATTCCGGTGTTTATTGGGTATGATCCACGTGAAGCAGTAGCATACCATACCTGTGCTAACTCAATCATACGACATGCTTCGCGGCCTGTTGCTATTGTTCCTTTGGCCTTGAACTTGTTTGAAGACTATGAAGAAACGCATACTGACGGTAGCAATCACTTTATCTATAGCCGTTTCCTTGTACCGCATCTAATGGAATACACAGGCTGGGCTGTCTTTATTGACGGTGATATGATTGTGCGGGATGATATTGTAAAACTTTGGGAATTACAAGAACTAGACAAAGACGTAATGGTTGTCAAGCATGATTACAAAACTCGGATGCCTGTAAAATATTTAGGATCAAAGAATGAAGACTATCCTCGAAAAAATTGGTCCAGTGTTATCTTGTGGAATTGTAACAGCTTTCCTAACCGGAAACTCTCTCCCGAGTTCATCCAACAATCCACAGGTAGTTTCCTCCACCGCTTCACGTGGATAGATGATGCTCGTATTGGTGAATTGCCCGCGGCGTGGAATTGGTTGCCCGACGAATACGGTCCTAATCCAGATGCTAAACTATTGCATTACACCCTTGGCACGCCTTGTTTTCATGAGTTTGCCACCACTCCTCAGGCGGATGAATGGCATCGCGAACATTTGTTGACTGACTACTGCCTACAACGCACATGATCTTTCTCAGCAAAGACAGGCAAGATGAATACATCAACATGCTGGCTCAGGGTCTTGGTCAAACTCCTGTAAGTGAATTTGATTACGAAGCAACACAGGATCCCATCGTGTTACGAGGAATACTCAAACACAAACTAATGAAACGCTGTTGGCAAGATCAACGTGATTTCTATTATGTTGACACAGGATACTTTGGTAACGGTCGTTGGAAATACTGGCATCGTATTGTCAAAAATAATCTTCAACTGACTGAATTACAATCTCGACCGGGTGACCGTTGGGAACGACACGGCATTAAATTTCAACCCTGGCGTCTGGGTAGAAAAATTGTTGTTGCTGCACCAGATGAAAAGCCTTGCAAGTTTTACAATATAAATCTTGAAACTTGGATTGAACAAACAGTTGCCACAATCCGACAGCACACAGATCGTCCTGTTGTGATTAGACAACGTGCTCCTCGACGCATAGATAGAATTTCAACAGACACCCTATCTCAAGCATTAACAGATGCACATGCCTTGGTCACATTCAACTCCAATGCCGCAACTGAAAGTATATTGCTAGGTGTTCCTGTGTTCACACTTGCACCCAATGCTGCCGGTCCGGTTGGGTCACAAGATCTCTCACAAATAGAAACACCTTACTATCCAGATCAGGATAAATTATATGCATGGGCTTCCGGTCTAGCATACGGGCAAGTTCATATTGACGAAATGAAATATGGCACCGCATTTGAAATTATAAAACTATGAATCTACACTTTATAACCAGCATAAGCAAAGAATATTGGGATCTCACTGCCAAATACTGTATCCCCTCTTGGAACTTACCAGGGAGTGTCACTGTGTATGTTGAACAAACAGAAGGTGACATGAAATGGACCAACCAAATTCCATTTGATACTGAACTTATTATAGTTCCTAGATTAAAATGGGAAGCAGGCAACGAACGCCGCAAGGTTTTGAAATTTTGGGGCAAGAGTTACGCACAAATCCATGCAGTAAAAACACGCGGAATTAATGAACGTGTGGTGTGGATTGACGCTGACATAGAGCAAATACTCAACGATACAGTACCCGCTGATATATTTGAATCTGAGTTCAAAGAAGCAGTTGCATTGTTAAACAGTGGGGACCATGAGGATTGTTGGGAATCAGGTGTGGTGATATTCAATCAAAAATGTGACAAGTTGGGCAGGTTTATCAAACGTTACCACGATACCTGGAACGATGCGGACACTATGGAAAGTTTGTGGAGACCTTATGATGCACAGGTTCTTGGACATGTGGCCGAAAAAAGTTTTCATAATCTCTGCGATGCTGAGTGTGTGAATGCAGATGCAATGAAAAACAGTCGACTTGGTTACTACTTTACACACTGGATCAACAAAGAAAACAAAGACCGCTTGAGACAACTCAAAAATGACAACAGTAACAATATATCATTGCACAGTACCGAATCAGAAGAGCCAAGAGAAACTTGATTTATTAAAGTATTTCTCTGAAGGAGTTGCTCGGGCTGGCGATACCGCCGTTGATTGCCATTCGTTAAATTACAGCCCTTCAGATGTGGCTGTGATACAAGGATGGATCAGCAACGAAACTGCCAGACCACATCTGACGTTAAGAAATACAGTAATACAACAGCAACTCCGCCAGGGCAAGCGTGTGGTAGCAGTAGACAGCAATGTGTTTTTGTATGCTAACACCTCCAATCCATTACACTATTTGCGTTATAGTTTCGATGGAGTGTTTTCCAACACAGGCACGTACTGTGATACTGACCCTGATCCTACACGATGGCAAAAAATCAGTAGTGATCTAAACATTTCTCTCCGAGATTACAGAACACAAGGCAATCATGTATTGCTATTGTTACAACGCAATGGTGGTTGGGCAATGGGACAGTTTGATGTAGTAGAATGGTGCAATCGAACTATCACTCAGTTGCGACAGTACACAGATCGACCAATTGTGGTACGTGCTCATCCAGGAGATAAACACGCTCGAAATTATGTTTCTCGTGTGACTGGAAAAAATGTAACTCTAAGCACAAACGCCAATTTAGTAGATGATTTAAAAGGTTCCTGGGCAGCCGTTAACCATAATAGTTCGCCAGTGGTGGCAGCCGCAATAGAAGGCTACCCTATCTTTGTGACAGATCCTGCAAAAAGCCAATGCCAGGAAATTGCCAACACAGATCTCGCACAAATAGAACGTCCACAATTACTAGATAGACAAAAGTGGGTAGAACGACTCGCAATGAGTCACTGGAAGTTTGATGAGTTGCGTTCAGGTGAAACTTGGCGACACATGCAAAAGTTTATCTAAACTCGCATGCCCGGGAACACAGTACGTTTGACTTGATCGTTGTCGTGATCAATGGTGTCAAACAATTCAAATGGCAGTTCCAGTTGTTTACACAAGTCAGCCATGGCTCGGGTGTCTTTGGGCAGGCACATGCCACCATAACCACGCATGTCTGGTCCACAACTCAAATAGTTGGCACTTGAAGTACCACGCAACAAGAATGTGTTTAGTACTGCGTCATAGTCTGAATCTAGTTTGTCACAAATTTCATACATTACATTGGCAAAGGTCACACGTAAAGCATTGAATGTGTTTGAATAATACTTTAAGATTTCCGCTTCAGTAGGAGTCATTTTCACACGGTGCTTGGGTAACCAGGCATGTGCTTCACACACTCTGTGCCAGGCACGTTCACTGGCCACTCCCACTGCCAACAGATCATGATTGCGAACAAAGTCCTCCAAGGCACTACGCTCACGCAAGAACTCGGGCACAAAGCAAATGTCTTTGTCGTGATATTGGTCGATTAATTTTTGTGTGGTACCGGGCACACTGGTTGACTTGAGTGCAATCACTCCTCTATACCCAATGCCTTTGAGTCCTTGAATGGTATCATGCACAATGCTCAAATCACACTCGCCATTGGTACCTGCAGGTGTGGGCACACAAACAAACACAATTTCTGTGTTCAACAATGAATCCAGTGCCGTTGATAGTTTTGGATCGTGTGCTACTACTTCATGCCCGAGCATTCTGAAACCTTCTCCACAAGCAGATCCCACAACACCCCAGCCGGCGACACCTATTTTCATTTCAAACTTTCTAGAGTTAACCGAATACCTTCGGGCAACATGACCTTTGCTTCAAAATCAGTCAGGGCATGAAACTTGCCCACATCGCCACAACGACGTTTTACCGAACCTTCAGGTGCTGGCATACAAACAACATCTCCGGTGATACCTGCTTCACACAGTATTTGCACAGCCAAGTCTCGAATTGAAATCTCATCATCAACACCAATGTTGATAATTTGGTTGGCAAAGTTTTCTTCTGCGATCACTCGGCAAGTGGCTTCAATTGCGTCCGAGATATACATAAAACTTCTGGTATTTTCCCAACCGTGCAATGTTAAGTCGCCAGTGAGAGCACGTTCATAAAACTCTGGAATAAAGTGATCCACTTGTCCTGGACCATACACATTGTGATAGCGAATGATAGCATACTCTTGGCCCAATTGAGCATGAGCCGCAACACATTGTATTTCGTTTACAATTTTACTGCCACCATAACTCCAACGCGGATTGGTCACATCACCCACTACCAACGGAACCCGTTCGTCTGTGGGCACAGGGTAATCGAACAAGTCCACAGCACCAGCATAACTTTCACAAGTGCCGGTAAACACAAAACGTTTTATCTTGCCAGCGTATCGATCCAGCAGGTATTGTGTGGGTAGCACACTATCGCGTACCACATCAAGAGGTCGATTGTAAAAGTGTTTGGTGCCGTTGTGTGCGGCCAAATGAACCACAATATCCACGTCGGGCAAAGCATCTACATTTGCTTTTACAGTTAAATCACAACCGTGTGTACGATCTGCTCTAACTACTGTGTGTGCTTGTGCTTCCAAGGCAGGCACAAGGTGTTGGCCAATAAAGCCACTGCTGCCGGTTACTAAGATTTTCATTGGATATTGTATTTCTCTTTCCACTCAAAAAATTCTATAGTTTCAAACGGAATGTCATCCTTGACATACCAAGTTTCGATATGACTCCATACGCCAGGGTTGCGTTTGCGTTGTGAACAAACATTATATACTGCTACCTTGTAACCCTTGGTCAACAAGTAATTGGTAGCAATCACATGGTAGTCTACTTCTTGACAATAGAGATCATGTTCAAATGCAATATAATCAAAAGTCAATCCAGACTCAACTGCTTTTTTAAGTGCGGTGAATGTATTCTCTGGAGGTTCAATATCTACTTGTAGGAAGTTAATGCGTTCGGGCAACCCTTGCTCTTTGGCAGCGGCCCAGTAATCAAATGTAGTAGCATCTTCCCAGTAAATGTGATTTTTCCTCTCATCAGGCCAGAAGGGTTGATGACCAGTGTCAATCTCGAGGCCAAATCCTCGCCAGCCCAGTCTTTCCAGTGCCACAGTATTGCTACGTTGTATGGGTTTTTGGGAACCTATTTCAATGTAAGTGCCGTTTGGTCCTGATAGCCCATATGCAAATCTATCTACTTTGGCTTCAGCAGATTTATTGAACAAGAGGTTTTTGATTTGGTCAAAGTAAAATGTCATGGATTTCTCTGTCCAATATTTATAGTTATAAATATATGCAGTTAATTAAAAAGGTTACACATGACACATGACATCACATGGATCACAAGTTTTAGTCAAGTTTATTTTGATGCAGTGGCAAAATACAATTTGCCGGGCTGGTCAATGTTGGAAGGTCGCAAAGTCGCCATGGCAGAAAACATGCCGGGATTTTCTTATCCAGGCCTTGAAGTTATTGATGCGGCACCAGCATTTCCAGACCCCAATGATCTACATTTTGAAATCGGTGGTACCAAAAAAGGCAAGTTCTGGCGTAAGGGCAAATGTTTTTTATGGGCTATTCGTAACTCCACCACACGCTGGGTAATTTGGCTGGACAGTGATGTCAAGGTGTTGTCACCCATTGACCTCAGCCGCTTCTGGCCTGCTGAAGGTGATGTTGTGAGTCTCATTTGCGGTGACTTGAAACAAGCAGAGTCAGGATTTGTTATTGTAGACACACAGCATCCTTTGTTCAAACAATGGACAGATGAATACGAACAATGCTGGTATAATGGCATTGTAGACACCTTGCACAAACCCTGGGACAATGATGTGTTATGGTATGTGTGCAAAAAGTTACCACATCGTAATTTGAGCAAGAGCGTCAAAAAAAGTCCTCAGGGATTTGAAGACACTGACTTGTTGGATTACATGTACCATTATTCAGGTAAAAGCCAAAAACATCTACTGAGAGCATAACATGCATCACAGAATGACTACCAAACGTCGGGCACAAGCACATCAAGACGCATTTGCTTACAGCATCAAAGGCGATAACGGTACATATATTGAAATAGGTGCATTTAAACCTGCCACCAAGAGCAACACATATGGTCTAGAAGTGTATCATGGCTGGAAAGGATTCAGTCTAGAACTAAATGTCAAATGGCGGCAGGCCTGGAATGAATGCCCTGAACGCCACAATCCAGTGTGTTGGACAGATGCTACCACCTTTGATTATGTTGCTCAATTCGACAGCATGGGCATGCCTCGACGTATCAATTATCTCAGTTGTGACATTGAACCGCCTAACAATACATTCACTGCTCTCAAGCGTGTGATTGAACAAGGCATTGAATTTGATTGTATCACGTTTGAACATGACAAAGGCAATCCAGGTTTTGCACACCTGTTGGAACACAACTACGAACAACAGGCCATAGACTTTTTGGCCAAACACGGTTATCGTCCTGTTGTGTTGGATGTGTATGCGGGCAAGAATACAGAATGGTTTTTTGAAACCTGGTTTGTAAAAAACGATATTGAATATCCCACAATGAATTTCGAAGACTGGAAAGTGTGGGCAGGTCTAGTGTGAAAATTACGGCCATTACCAGTTTTGATCAAGGCTATTACAATACCATAGGCCAGGAATGTGTCAACACCTGGTTGCAGTACTGGCCCGCAGATTGCAAGTTGGTATGTTATACTGAAGGCTTTGACTTTGATGCTGTAGACACACGCATACAAAAAATTTCGTTTGACCAACTGCCCCCAGAATACTTTGACTTCCAGACCAGCAGTCAAGGCGATCGTGTTAAAACTTTTGCCAAAAAAGCCTACTCTATCATACACGCATTTGAAAACATCACAGCAGATAGAATTATTTGGGTAGACGCTGATGTTGTATCTAAAGACATGTTGCCACAATCAGTACTAGAACAACTATGCCCAACAGATACACTGGCCACGTTTATGGGTGTGTGGCACAACCTGGATCGCGAT